GATTTGGTGTTTGCAAATATGGTTAATGTAAATATTGGTTTCGGTTCAATTAATTACACATCAGCAGGAGCAACAGCAAGAGCAAGTCTAGTAAGTAAAGGGTTTATTATTACATCAGGAATAGAAGTATAGTTATGGAATATTTTAAATTTATAGTTAAGAAAACTGACCAAAGTTTTGTTTCAATTATTAAGGTAGTTGATAACGAAACAACAGGTGCAAGTGTAGAATTATATTCTACCTTAATAAGTGATGAAGCAACAGCAAGAGCAAACTTTACTTTAACTGGTCATTTGCCTAATGAGAATTTTGAAACTTTATTAGCGGAAGCAAAAGAGATATGAAGCTATCATTAAATTTAACACTGTCTGAGGTATTAGTATCTCAGACGGCTAAACGGTTACAAATATCAAATGAACCTACTGAGGAGCATTTAAGCAACCTAAAACAAATAGCTGAGAACATCTTTCAACCTCTTAGGGATGGTTTAGGTTATCCAATTTACGTGAGTAGGAAAGTAATATGAATTAAGTAGATTTGGGGCACTCACAGACTATGTGAGTGTTTTTTTTGTTAAAATACATAAATATTTTGTATTTACCCAATTTTTTTTTATAAATCAACCTATATTCATTTACAAGACAAAATGGTATGAAAGAAAAGTCACTAGAATTTAATTACGTAGCAAACTACACTGTTGGTGGTAAATCAACTATTGAGCTATTTAGTGGTCTAGACCATGCTGGAATTGTTGCAGATGATTTTATATCTGAATTCAAATATCTTGAATCTATATCTAGTGAAATTGAAATAAAAATTAATTCATCTGGAGGCTCAGTTATGTCGGGACTAAGTATAGTTACTACTATATTGGATTCAAAAATACCTACTACATCTAGAATTGTTGGAGTTGCTGCAAGTATGGCTTCGGTTATTGCATTAGCAACTGACAAAACAGTTATGATGGATTTTGCTTTATTAATGATGCACAATCCATTTTCTCCATCTGGAGATGCTGAAGATGACCAATTAACAGCTTTCTCAGGAATGCTTAGAACAATCTATAAGAATCGTCTTGGAAAGGATGATGAGGAGATTGAGTTGTTTATGAATGGAGATGAGGGTAAGGATGGTACTTGGTTTAATGCTGAAGTTGCATTAGGACTCGGTTTAATCACTGGAATTGAAGATACAAGTATTCAGAAATCACTTGAGCAAAACCTATCAGATTTACAGGAGACTGTAGACGCTGAGGACATGGTTAATGAACTGCAAATGATAGCCGCTAATTTGGTTATAGACGAAAAGAAAATAAAGAAGTTTGACGCTGAGAATGGGGATGCTGCGGTTATTACGGATGTTGTAAATGAAAAAGAACCTAAACCTAAAAACAATAGTAATATGTCGTTAGAAAACATCTCAGCATCTCTAAAAATTAAGGATGCGACAGTTGAAGCTATCGAAGCAAAAGTTAAGGATATCGTTGCAACAAACGCATCTTTAGAGACTAAGGTAGCAGACACCAATGAAAAATTGGTTGAAGCTAACACTAAGTTATCTGAAAAAGATGTTGTAATCGCTTCTGTTAATGCAGAGTTGGAAACAGCTAATGCAAGCAAAGTTGAGGTTGAAGCAAAGATTGAAGGATTTGAAGCTAAGATTGCAGGGTATGAAGCTGAAAAAGCTGAAGCTCACAAAGTAACAATTGAAACAATGGTAAATGAAGCTGCTGATGCAGGTAAAATTACTTCAGAATCTAAGGATACTTGGACTGGTTTATTGGAAGCATCTTTTGAAACAGCATCTGCTGCATTGAATGGATTAACTTCTGTAACAGCAGGAAAAGTAAAATTATCTGATAAGGTTTCGGCTAAAGCTGAAGTTGTTGCTGATAAGAAAGTAGAAGAAGTTAAGTTACCATCCATTGATGCTTTGATGGATGAAATTAAAAAGTCAAACAAATAAATTAGTTAATAATGGCGATTTCGCAAAGTTCAAGCTATAGTGGTGAGGTTTTAGAAGCATTCATCACAAAAGCGGTTACAGGTAACGATACAGTAGACAAAGGTTCTATTAAGATTAAATCTGGAATTCAATACAAATATACATTACCAGTTATTCAAGTTGGAAATATCATTCAACCAAGAGTAGCTACTCCAGTTAGTTCTGTAGGAGATTTCGTTATCACTGAGCGTCAATTGACTCCAACTGATTTCATGGTTTATTCAGAATTTAATCCTAGAGATTTAGAGTCTTTCTGGAAATTTGCACAACCTGAAGGAAATTTGGTTTTCAGAACTTTAGACCCACAAACACAAGTTGCGTTGGTAGGTGAGTTAATGAGAGAGTTAAATAGATATTTAGGTCAAGCTATCTGGCATGGTGTTAAAGATATCACTGGAACATTTACTACAGTAACTCCAGCAGGAGGTGTTGCATTAGGAGATCCAGCTTTAGCATTAGATGAATTTAACGGATTACTTCCTAGAATTCTTGAAGATGCAAGAGACGGTGCTGTTGGAAGTCAACCAATTTTAGCAGGAAATACTGAGATTACTACTACAACTGAAATCTTAGCTGCATTAAACGCAGTATTTAACGCTATTCCAAAGGCATTAAGAGGTAAGGCTGATTTAAAGATTATTATGGATATTGCTTTGTTTGATTTATACGATCAAGCATTGATTGAAGCTAACTTTAAGCACGCTGATTACACTAACACAAACGTTCAAAGATTTAGAGGTATTGAAATCGTTCCTACGAATGGCTTCCCAACTTCTACAATCGTTGCTGCAGTTGCTAACACAGGTCAAGATTCAAACTTATGGATGGGTGTTGATTACGTTAATGATTCTGAGGTTCTTCAAGTAGCTAAAGTTCAAGAAAATTCTGAACTATACTTCTTCAAGATGTTGATGAAAGCTGATACAGTGGTTGCAAAACCTTCTGAATTAGTTTACTACACACCTTACGTGTTAACGGCTTAATAAGAAATAATAAAGTAACCTAAGAGGGGTGGGGTAGAAACTACCTTACCCCTTTTTTTATAAATAATTTTAACACAATAAATAAGATATAGATGGCAACAAGTAAAATAAATTTTACGGTAACCGATGGAAATCTTTTCACAACGGTTGCAAGTGCAGACTACGTATCGTCTCTTGTTTTTGATGTAACTACAAGTCCTTCTGATGGAACTGCTATTCCAGCAGATGGTGAAGTTCACCAAATTTTCTCTGTTAAGCAGGCTGAAGAATTGGGTATTACTGGATTAGAAGCTCCATATGAAACTCCAACAGGAGATGAGTATGAAGGTGGAGTGGTTCACAAACACATCTCAGATTTCTTTGCAGTAAATCAAAATGGAGAATTATATGTTGGTCTTGCAGATATGTCTACAGACTTTACTCATATATCTAGAGTACAAACTGTAGCACAGGGTAGAATACGTCAACAAGGAATTTACACACCACAAGAATTGTTTATTACAGGAACACCTTATACGGTAGACCATGTATCTGCAATTCAATCAATAGCTGATGGTGATGCAGACAATAATAAACCATATTCAGTAATTCTTCATGCGTCAGTAGCTACTGTTTCTAGTGGAGCTGAGAATGTTGACATAGTTGATATTCCAACCGCTATTGGTACAAGTAATAGAGTATCTGTTACTATGGGTCAAGCAAATGATGAGATTACTAACGCATTACAGGATAATAGTACTACTAAGGCAACTGTAGGATGTGTTGGTGCATTAATGGGAGCTTTATCTTTAGCAAATATTCAAGATTCTATTGGATGGACAGCTAAATTTGATATTGCATCTGTTATCACAACTATTGCTTTCGGGTTTGGTGGCGTTGTAACTGATATTAGTGACAATACTCCTATTGACTCATTGTCTCCACTTCAACTAGATACGTTGGATGGATACGGATATATTTTCCCACTAACATATACTGATTATGCAGGAACATTTGCATCAAGTAATCAAACATTGTCTGCTGGTGATTATAGAACTATTGTTAGAAACAGGTCTATAGATAAGTCTACTAGATTGGTTAGAGTAGCTTTGTTGCCAACTATTCAGCAACCATTGTATGTTAACGCAACTACAGGTGAATTGTCTGTGGGGACTATTAGTCAATTCAAATCTATTGTTCACACTCAGTTGGTTTCTATGCAAGCTGCTGGAGAGATTAGTGGATTCGCAATTACTATCGACCCAAATCAAGATGTATTGGCTAATGATGGAGTTAATATTTCATATAGAGTCGTTCCAGTAGGAGAGAATAAGCAAATAAATGTAGAGATAGGATTATCTACATCAATATAATATAGTGGGTTAACGCCCACTT